CAAATTTATACATGATGATTATTTACAGTTTGTGTGTTTTGGGTTTGGGGGATCTGGTGAGGAAGTTTACTGGTAATCCGTCAGGCTCGGGAAACACTGTTGTTGATAACACATGGGTTTTGTTTCGAATGTTTTCGTATGCGTGGATTAAATTGAGTAAACCATTGCGGCAGAAGTATGCAGCCGAGTTTGCTAAGTCTAATGCATCGTTTGATGATCCAAACAAACAAGGTTACCAACGTCGTGAAGATTTTGGTTATGCATCATTCATACGTAATGTTATTGCGAAGATGTATGGTGACGATCTCATTTTTTCTGTTAGTGATTTTGTTAAACAGTGGTTTAACGTTGTTGCTATTGCAGAGGTGTGGGGCGTTGATTTAAATTTAATATCGGTGGCTGAAAAAGAAACACTCATAGAGGGGTTATCTTTTATGTCGCAGTGGTTTGTGTGCGTCTTTGGTATTTGGATGCCGTCACCTGATACTAATAAAATGTTAACGTCGTTGTGGAAAGGTTCCCGTATTGATGATATACGTTGGCATTTGTTGCGTGCTTATGCAATAAAGCATGAGACCTGGCCCAATCTTGAGTTGCGTTTTAAATTGGATACATACATTCAATATATATATACGAATTATGGGCATCTTTTACATGGCAGTGTGAATGGTGTGGATTGTATGGATATTAAGGCACTGCATCGTTCCGATGAGGATATGTTTGCTATATATTCTGGTTTGGAGGCGTCAGCTGTTAAATTGAAAGCGCCTTTAAATTTTCAAAAATTATTACAAGCATTAATTTTCATTTGAAGATGGCAGTGAATGCATTAACTGGAATACCTTTTGGTCTGGCGGCATTGTTGGCGGGAGCTAACATGGCTGACGTACCAGGTAAGGGTGTAAGTTCAGGGTATGATCGTAAGTATACGGATAAGTTACGAGGTATTCTGAATGGTAAGAAAATTGATGATCAGCAGCGCAAATACATTGAGGCGCTGCCAAAGTCAATTAGGAAGAAAATATTCTCTGACAGTGGGATGACGGATTTCCTAAAGCCACATACTGAGATGCCAGATTTGGAAGCTCAGGTGGTAATAGATCGTTCTGGTAAACCACTGGTTGGAGGTAGTAATCAGTCTGTTCCAGCACCAGCTTTGGTTGGTGTGGAAATGAATCCGGGTCCGACTGGGAAGGAATTGTATCCACAAATGTCTAAGGAAGTGTATTTACGTTTGAAGAAAAGTGGTAAATTACCACCTGTTCAAGCTGCTCAAGGAAAGAAGAAGAAGAAGAAGCAAGTGATTGCTGCCGCACCAGTTGCCGCAAAAGCTGCTTTGCCTCGGGAGATTCAACTAGAACGAAAAGTAGCTAAACAGTGGCATGAAGCCCTACTTCAACCGTTTTCAAAAATACCGCCTCGTTTGGGTGGCACCCGTTCGCCAACTGTGGTAGTTAAAGGATATGTGAAGTGGATTATATTGGCTAGTGCAAATGGTGCTACGACAGGTCCTGGTGGAGTTTTCACCACTGTCACAACACCAATCACTGACTGTATATTCTTTCTTTCACCACGTGTGTTTGCCACAAGTACTACTGGGCCTCTTATTGGGTGTGTTTCTAATAATACTGCTAATCAAGCTTGGAACAACAATAACACTGGAACACAGTCTGTTAGTGTTCAGTGGTCAAATCAATCTGCGTTGACTTCTGTTGTTGCTGTTAATCCAGGTAGGTGGTTGACAGGTGGTATTACTATGAGGGTTAAATGTAATGGTACTGTACGTCAAGGTATGATTTATGGTGGATATTTGCCTATGGGGGCAACACTAACAACGGGTGGTTTAATTGATCCTGTTTTTCAAATCAATTCATTCACACCGGCACAAACGTTAGTTTTTCCATCATCAAAGGAAGGAGATACGATGTCAGGTACTGTTACATATTATCCTACAACCAATGATAGTGTTGCTATGAGTACATATGTGTGTTTAACCTCGGGCAACAGTTTGATTCCTGCAATGGTACCATACATTGCGGCTACTGGATTGTCTCCTGATTGTGAGATTTGGGTTGAGGCGGTGTCATATTATGAGGTTATTCCGGACATTGCAACTTTGGCGTATTCTGCTGGTGAAGTTGGTCCTAAGTGTGATCCTATGGATGTGTTGGATGAGTTGCCTGGTTTGGGTCCTATTGGAAATTTCAAGGATGGACTCTCCCATGTCGCATTCAACAGTCTTGATGGTGCACAGGCAACCACTTTGATGATGCAGGACATTGTTCGCAAAAGAAAGGAAGAAAGAAAAGATGAGCAACAACCATTAGGAAGTCCTTTGATGAGTCATGGAGACTCATTGGAAAGTGATTCAACTGTGATTGTTGGTTCTCGTCGTGGTAGTGGAATAGATGAAAAGACTGCTATGGCAGCAACTGTGATGGGTACTAAGGACTTAATTGCCCCGCGTGCTCGTTGGTTGTCGAAATAGTTTGAGCACATGGTTTTTGTGTGCTCGGTTATTTCCACCTTGTTT